TCCACGGGAAGTTTTGTTTAATCTCTTCTCTTATTTCATTTAAAGATGTAAAGATGTTATTCCAATCTAAGTCAGATTTAGCTCTATTCTTTTTACGTGCACCTTTATATTCTGGAAAGAAATCTTTTCTCCAGGTATTAAAACCATCGCATGCTAAGACCATTTGGCCGTATTCATCTCTATATTTTTTGTTGTACATACGCAGAGAGTTTAGAATCATATGCCTAATTAGGTCTTTATCATCTATCTTTTGTACTATTATATTGCTAAGAGCAATCTGTGAATAATCTACTATAATCATTAATCTATCCTTTTACCTTTTCCCCAATCAATTACAACCGGAAAGCGGGGAATGCCATCTGGTGTTTTTTCAAAATATCTAACAGTGACCCAAGTAGGTTTGTCAGGGTTGTTTAATAGTTCTTTTAGTGTATCGAAATTACCTCTTACGCCACTTTTAAATTCTCTTCCATCTCCTAGTTCTAATCTAAAGTGTTTAGCATAACCTGCCCAATTTCCATCACCTTCCATAACTTCTAATACGTTAAATTCTTCAGTGATAAATTCTTTTCTTTTAAGAAGATTCTTAGACCTTTTGTTTTCATAAGGTGTATTATTACGAACCATTTGACCTTCATATCCATGTTCAGTATAAGCAGAATATAAAGCATCTAGTTGATCTTGTGTTTTAGTTTGTGTTGTTTCTACTGCTTTACAAGTTTTACCTGAAATCATAATATGCACAAAATGTATTCTTTGTTCGAAGTTCCATTCTTTAAACGATGGATCATAAACATCATATACATGATATTGAACTAGTTTATAGCATTCTTCTTTTTCTAAGCTACTAGGTTTTACTTTTCTAACTAAAGAAGTAATCTTGTTAAAGTCTGATTTAAGCTCGTGGTTATATAGTTCACCATCTAATATCATATTTGGTTGTGATTCAAAGAAAGGTTTTAGTTCTTGGAATATGTGATCGCATGTTGTAATCTCTTTACCTGCTCTAGTATATAATCCATCTTTTCTAGCAATACATCTAATACCATCTAGCTTAGGCTGTGACCAACCAAAATCTTGTGGACGTTTAGTATAGTCTTGAGCCAACATAGGTTTAAACTTATCGTAAGTATCTACTGAATCTATTGTTTGGAAATATTCACCATCTAGGTTTATTTGCCATTTGGCTTCGGCTTCTTTCTGTGCTTGTTCATCTGCTGTAGTAGCATTAGATCTACCTACGTTTTTAGCTTCAGAACTATTTAATCCGCTCTTAACCATTTTGCCATTCTTTACCCCAGAGATAGTAAATGTGCCTGGAGTTATACCTGTTTGGTATGACTGAGTCCATTCCCTAATTTTTCCTGTTGAATCCCTTTTGTAAAGTGTGGGTAACTTATGTATCTGTATCATCCTTATCATCCTCATCATTTATATCAAAATCTGGTTCGAATGTTACCTCGAACTCAGGGTCAAAGCTTACCTCGAAGTCTTGCTCTGGTAATTGTGCTAACTGCTTTATCTTAATGTAAAGCTTATCTAGCGATCTTTGTAATGTGTGTGGTATTTCTAGTTGTCTTAATAACATTGCGTTAATTAAGTTTGTTATAACATATATGTCTCGAGACTCCTGATAAGTCTCATCGAAGTATTCCGCATCTTCAAAGTAATGGTCTGCTGCAAATATCTCTTCTGCTAGTACATGACAAAGATGTTGGGCTAGTTCATTGCATTCATTTGAAGCTTGATTTATAATCTCTTCTGCTTCTTTTTTGCTAACTTGCTCTGGGGTTGGAAACTGTATTATATTATCTTTTACCATGTATGTATTATACCATAGTTTTAAGCCAATGTAAACCTTTTATTTCAATATATTTACACTATTTGATCCCAATCTGATATTAATAATGCCATTATAATAGTCATCTTTTAGTAATACCTCATGATCAAACTGGAGTTTAGCTTCCATGTAGGCTAGTTCTCCTTTCATAGTACCAATATAAAGTATCTCTCTGTGGAACTTATCCAGTCCTACTTCGGCTATATCTTCTACTAATCTTTTGGAAGAACCGCAATACTTACGCCAATCAGATTCAACGATTGATCTTCTTTTTCTTTTTTGTCCCTTTAAAGGTGGGAGGGTTTTCTTACTCCAAAAGAATTTCTTGCCTATGTACTTCATATCATTCTCAGTATTTCTTATCTGATAAATGAATCCATACATCTTCTCGGGAGAGAAGTCTTCTGGTGGTACGAATGTTTTGCCTTTATATATCCAATCCATAATAGTATTTATGAATCAAATAAAAGCTCTTCCTCGTCGGTTTCGATCTCTGGAGTCTCTCCACATATCGGGCAGTACTTAGCTATAGCCTGATCATCCTCTACTTTTATAACTGTACGTATAAAACAAAATTCACAATCGATTATAATATTATCCATATCGCGGATCTCCGTGCCATTCTACTAGCTCCGTATATCCACCAATTGATTTTCCTTCTATCTTTATCTGGGGAAAGGTTCTTGCATTAGGAAATATTTCTAGCATTTCTTCTCTGTTAAAATCTTTGCCCAATAGTTTATATGTGTATTCTAAATTTTCCTTTTCACAAAGCTGTATTGCTCTATCACAGAAAGGACATGGTTTTTTTCCATAAATCTCTATCATTTCATTGTCTCCTGTATTATTATCCTTTTAAATATAAATTTATCAAACTAAAAGAAACCAACATAAATCCAAATACACTTACTTGTATGACCGAAGCCCAAAATATTTGTTTCATTGGATGAACGTTTTCTAATCTTTCCATCCAGCTTTCGCTAGGTGATAAATTCACGTATTGCAAAAGCTTGTTTTGGCGGTCAGCTTTTCGCTGCATGCTTTTTTCTACTATTTTATCCATCATAAGCTTAATCCAGATAAAGTTTTATCATCAACATCTTGTTTAACACCGCCAGTTATATAAGATGTTATTTCTGTTTCTTGTGGAGCAACTTGTACGTTACCACCGCCAATCCACTTTTCAGTCCATGGTAATGGATTCATTTTAGATACGGTATAAGGACAAGGTAATCCTATTGCTCTCATACGTTTACATCCAATCCACTCTATATAATCACATAGTATTTGTTCATTTAAACCAATCATTGAACCATTTTTAAATAAGAACTTAGCCCATTCTTTTTCTTGTTCAATAACTCTTACGAATAAATTTACTGATTCATTTTCTGTTTGTTTTTGTATCTTAACAAAGTCTGGATCTTCTTTTAACATATTTTTAATTATGGTTGTGGTCGCCGCCAAATGCACATTCTCGTCTCTTGCGATAAACTTAATGATCTTAGCATTGCCTTCCATCTTTTTAAGTTCCGCGAACGCCCACGAGCACGCGAAGGATACATAAAAACGTATACCTTCTAATGCATTCGCTGATAGCATACACATCCACAAAGCTTGTTTGTGTTGCATTTTATTTGTAGCTGAATTATTACAATCAATTAGGTCATCATAGTATTGTGCTATGTCATTTCCACATTCTAATATTTCTTTTACATCAAGCATGCCGTCAAAAACAGTAGAAGGGTTAGGATAGATATTCCTAATAATATGGGTGTAGCTACGACTATGAATAGTTTCAAAAAAGCTCCAAGTTTCAATCCAATTCTCAATCTCGGGTAACGAAGCAATAGGAAGGAAAGCAAGGTTCGGTGCCCGACCTTGTACAGAGTCCAGTAAAATTTGCCTTTTGAGATTAGATGTGAAAATATGTTGTTCATTTAAAGTTAGTCCGTTAAAATCTTTTTTGTCTTTTGACACATCTACTTCTTCTGGTCTCCAAAAGAATCCTAGTTGTTTTTCTGTAATCTTATCTAGTGCTGGATATTTTAAAATATCGAATCTTTGGATATCTACTTCTTCATCCAAAAACATATTCTTTTCTAAATGGGATTTTTTATTTTTCTTTAATATCATATTTTGCAGCTTTCGCAGTCCTCGTCATCTTCAATTGTAATATCAAGCTCGGGCAATTCAATGTCTTTCATTTCACCTGAGCCGTCATGTGTGTTAAAATAGTATAGTTGTTTTAAACCATACTTGTAAGCTGTCACTAGATCTTGGATCATAGCAGACATTGGTATCTTATTATCCTCATAATGTTCTGGATTATAAGATGTGTTTACAGATATACCTTGATCTATATATTTCTGTAAAATAGCGCAGATCTTTAAATAACCATCTGGGGATTTTTGATCCCATAAAAGGTCATACTTGTTTTTAAGGTGATGATACCCAGGCACTACCTGTGCCATTACCCCATCCTTAGATTGCTTGTAAGATACTAAAGCTCTTGGTGGTTCAATACCATTTGTACTATTAGAAATCTGTGCGCTTGTTTCTGCGGGCATTAATGCCATGAGAGTCGAATTACGAATGCCATTTTCTTTGAGATCAGTTCTGAGCTCTTCCCATGGCATGCGTGTTTTATGCTCTGTTAAATTATCTATCGCACTCTTATATGTATCGATTGGCAACTCTCCAGACGCGTATTTTGTTTGATTATTTAATAAACATGCACCTTTTTTTCGTGCTAGCTTAGAAGAAGCTTTAATTAAGTAATAACTCCATGCTTCTGCATATTCATCTACAACTTCAAATGCAGATTCGTCATATTTTAATCCACGCTTAGCTAAGAAATAAGCAAGGTTAATAATACCTATACCTAGAGGTCTACGATTCATAGTACCTTTTTTAGCTGCCTGAATAGGATAGTCTTGATAATCTAATAGTTCATCTAATGCTCTAACTGCTAGATTACAATACTTTTTAAATTCATGTGGTGCATTAATTAATCCCCAATTAATAGCAGACAGAGTACACAAAGATATTTCACCATTTGGATCATCTGGATATTCTAAAGGCTTAGTTGGTAAATCAATTTCACAACATAAATTACTCATACGGATAGGAGCTAAATCTGGTTTAAATGAACCGTGCTCATTCGCATGATCTACGTTCATAATATATATTCTACCAGTATCTTTTCTTTCTGTTAATAAAGATTGGAATACTTCTAAAGCAGGTAATGTTTTCTTTCTTACACTATATGCACGTTCATACTTTTCATATAGTTCTTTAAACTTGTCTTGGTCTTCATAGAATGCATCGTATAGTCCTGGTACGTCATTAGGATCAAACAATGTTATATTACCACCAGTTATAAGTCTTTCATACATTAGTTTGTTTAATTGGAAAGCATAATCCATATGCCTAACCCTATTCTCTTCAGTACCTTTGTTATTTTTTAATACAACAAGATCTTCAAACTCATAATGCCATAATGGTAGGTACACGGTCGCCGCGCCCCCGCGTACGCCTCCCTGCGAGCACGACTTAACGGCCGATTGAAAGTACTTTAAAAATGGAATTAAACCCGTATGAACTATTGAACCATCGCCTACACGCGCTCCTGCAGCACGTACGGAGCCCGTACCGATGCCTATACCAGCTTTCTTAGAGATATATCTTACTATGGAAGTTGCAGTAGCATTGATAGAATCAAGACTGTCGCCAGATTCAATAAGCACACAACTTGAAAACTGACGGGTTGGAGTACGTACACCAGCCATAATCGGCGTAGGTAAAGAGATATAGAATTGAGATATTGCATCATAATAATCTTTAACATATTTTATTCTTCCTTCATTATATTTAGCAAACAAAGTTGCCGCAACCATCATATACAAAACCTGTGGAGTTTCATATATGTCTTTAGTGCTTCTATCTTGGACTAAGTACTTACCTCTAAATTGTTCCATACCTGCATAGGTAAAGTTATCATCTCGGTCGTGTTTAATATAAGCATCTAATTCGTTTAATTCATTTTCTGAATAACTATTTAGAATAGCATTATCATATACTCCTAAATTAATATTTCGTTTTATAATATCAACAAGTGGCAAAGGTTTGTATTGACCATAAGCTTCTTTTCTTAGCTTATAGGATATTAACCTTGCTGCTACAAATTGATAATTTGGGGTGTGTTCTGAGATAAGCTCAGCTGCTGATTTAATTAATAGCTCATGTATATCATAAGCTGGGATTTTATCGTACAATTGGATATTGGCTTTTATTTCTATCTCGGACATAGAAACACCTGTTATGTCTTCTACTGCCCATTCCAATACTTTGTGTACTTTATCTAAATCAAAAGTTTGATGTGTTCCATCTCGTTTAGCGACTTTAATTTCCATTACATTAGTTCCGTTCATAATAATATATTATATCATACTTTCGTGAGAAAGTAAATATTTATTTATCGTGTTTTTTATTACATGCTTCGATGCTATCAATTATATCTTGATAACCATCAAAGCTTTCGATGCCACATTTCGGATGGGCTATTTTTTCTAGCTCTTCTATTCTCTTCATAATTAACGGATAGTCCGCTTCAAATTTGGATTGCTGTTTAATTAGCTCTATGTCATACTTGTTAGATAAGTATTCCATAAAGTCATCTAAACGCTTTTGAGATCTAATCCCGAGGGTTGTTGTTTGATACCATTTATAAAATTTGGAACCTACAACAGAAGTAAATATAGACTTTACTGTTAGGATGAAAAGCAAATACACAATTACTTTACCTTTGCAAGCTTAGCAATTGCTTTCACATAGTTTGGCATACCGTGATCTACTATGCCATCAAAGAATTTCCATCTCTTCCAACTATTTAACATACCATGGAACATATCTTTCCATGTTGGTTTATCTTGCTTTTCGCCAAACCTGTTAAAGTAAATCATCTCTCCGTGGTGTGTAAACCCTAGCCATGCTGGTGGGATTCGTGCCACGATATCGTTGTTATTCATAAACCTTAAGTGTGGACATTTTATATTTTTAATAAATTTATGTCCACCAACTCTTGGTGATCCGAATGTGAATAGTTCAACCGGTTGGTGACGAGTGGCTGCGATTGTTGCCATTGCTGCACCTAAAGAATGTCCGGTCATATAAATGTCTTTCTGTATTTTTAATTGTTGGTTATGTTCTATCTCTGCTAATATATCCATCCAAAGGTCATTAACCTCTTGCTGGAATCCGCCATGAACTTTGCCGCCTGCCATAGCCGAATTCTTAATTACATTTAAGTCCGCCATAACGTCGTTTAGTTTACTAGGTTCTGTTCCTCTAAATGCAAACCATAAATCGTTTCTATCTTTTACAACTAAACATTCTGCTCCATCTTTAGATATTAATTTACACCACGGAAATCCCATTTTCTTTGTAGCTGCAATTGCTTGTTTCTCTGTCTTATAAGCATGTGCAGATAGCTTTGCACCTATTAGTGCTCTTTCCATTTGGGTCATTTCTTCTTTATGTTTTGTGCTTGCCATTATTGTTTTACCTTAGCTTTTACCCCAACTGCATCTACGTCGCCTTTTGGAGTTTTGATTGTAACATTACGATAATAAACCACAACCTCTTGTACTTCTCTTATGTACCTACGAAGCTCTTGCATATTACCACTCATAATTTCATAATCACCTACTGATATAGCCATAAAAACCACATCACCATTATTTAATTTTCTATTGTTGTCTAAGAATTGATCTAAATAAGAATAACCCTCTGGCCATTCTGGATTTTCTTTTCCGTTCTTGCACACTCTTACTGGCGTACCATCTTCTTTTAATAATCCATCTGGATGATCTTCTTTTTCTCTAGCACCTGGTTTGTCTGGGTCTGAGTCACTATTCTTAACACATGGATTAGCAATAGGTGCAGTTGAAACTACGTTCCATTTAATATCTTCTAAATCAATACCACGTGGCATTGCTGGTTGGATAATATTAATCTCTACCGGCTTGGAACTAACCTGGATAGGTTTAACCCCGAATGTCGAACAACTAGTTGTTAGGATTAATATCGCCGGAAGGATCGTCAAGCGAGTCCAACTCACGGCTGTCGTTTTCAATTGTGTCAAAAACATTTTTTGTACCTCTATTCACTTTGGTTTCTAATAAACCAGGTTTTGCTATAGCTAATTTGTTTAAATCATGTCTTTTAAATATATCCATGTATCTGTTCTTTTCAGCTTCTATCTGAGCATTCCTACTCATCATTTGATTAAGGCTTTCACCTTGTTTTTCATACGATTCTCTCATCGCTTCCATAGCTTCCTCTTGTTGAGTTATTGCTACTTCTAATTGCATATTATTAAATGTAAGGGTTTGGTTTTCGCTGTATAGCCACCAACATCCTAAACCTAATACTAATATTATTGCTATAAAAAATTGTTGCATATTATATCTCCGACTTTAACATTGATTCTGTCATGTAATCCATAGGCGTAGCTGCATTTAGCTCTACGAATGTTCCTTCCATTGTTTTAAACTTCATGTGCTTTGGAGTTTTTTTATAAAACTTACGGACTTTAAATGATTTAATTAATACATCTACCACTTCACCTTCGGAATTATATTTCGCATGGGTTACATGTAAGTGCTGATGTTCCTCGAATAAGGAAAGTAAGAATTGCCAGGCTCTGGATAAAAAATTACCTATTATAACAAAATATTTTCTCATTATTTATTCTTAGCTGCTTCTCTTGCTGCTCTTTTAGCCATAATCCTTTCTACAAATTTACGCCCTTCTTTAGTACGTCCGTCATAGATTCTTTTTTGGATTTTATTATTATCTTTGTGTTTCTTATGTTTATCTTTTGGCATCATATCAGAAGGCATGGAAACACCACCATTTCCGACGCTATTAGCTGCGGAATCTTCCCATTGTTTTATATATTCTTGAAATGTTCGTTTCATCTTTTTATATCCTCATTACTTATATATAAGTTTTGTTTTGTTAAAACGTGTTTAACCTCATAGATGTTATGACCAAATATTGAGGAATATGGATCAGAATGTTCATCTACTTTTACTTTTGAATTCTTTTGTGCTATGATTTCACCTGTATTATATGAAACTATGTCTTTAGTTAAACAATACACACCAGGGTTTAGCATTCCCTCTTTTATAAACCAAGTACTTTCTGTAATAGAATTATCTAAATCACCATCAAGAGCTTTACCTAATACTTCTTCTATCTTATTGTCAGACATACCCGTATGTTCTTTAATTAAAAATAAAGCTGCTGCATAAGAACCTAAGGTAGATTTACCACCAGGAACTAATTGTATTAATCTTTTAACATTAAATACTAATCTATGAAAAATAGTATATGCAGATTTTTCTTCTGGGGTTGTAAGCTCTTTTGCTTTTTTAATATTACGTCCACGCTTATCAATTATACCTAATTCATAGGCAGGTAGCTTTTCCCACTTAGTGGTCAAAAGTTTTAGGAATCTAAATGCATATCCTAAATCTGCTGCTCTTGATAATATTCCCATTATATATTTCGTAACCTCTCTACTATTAATGGATCTAATGGTACATCTACCTTTTCCTGTTCAGGTAGATAATTTAAAAATACTAAGAACGGTTTTATATAATGCCAGTATTCTGGTTGTATTTTATACCACATCATTTTGTTCGCAGCCTTTATTCCAAATACATTATATAAGACAATTATATGGTTAAGAATCAGTCGTTCCTGTAAATCTTCTGCTTCTTCATATCGTCTTAATAACCTTTTTAGATATTTAAATCTAGAAAGATCTTCTTCAAACTCAGATGCATCAGTGCATTCTGGATTGCTATAATGTTTGGCTGCGAACAGTTTAAAGTTCTTAGCGTTTAGCTCGTCAAATATTTTCATCATGTAACTATCTATGATAGCTTATTTGTCCCAGTTATCGCTCCAGTCGCTTCTTGGAAAGTTGACGAAGGATTTTAGCTTGCCTAATTCAGCTACCATTGGGTCTAAATTAATTTCAGAATCTTTTTTACCAGATGGCAATTTAGGGCCATCTCGAAATCCTGGATATACGCTAATAGCAAAATCACTAGCAAATGCTCCAACCTTAACGCCTTTTTCTTTTGCAACGTCTTTAGGTCCAACAAAAACTTCAGGAACAGATTTCATTCCTAATTTTTTAAGATGTTTATCTACTATCTTAACCGCAGCTTTGAAGTCCTTAATAACTGCATCACTATGATTATCTTCGTGCCCAGATTGTTGATTTAGTTTTAATTTGCCCTCAAACCCTGTTAAGTGCATACCTGACATAGGCGGTTTAGCTTTAAACCTTTCATGTACCTGAATGTATTGTTTCATTTCTTTAAATGTTTTCATTTTTTTTTCCTGTTTAGTCGCTTTCGTTGTCGCCTTTATAATTTTTATCAATGTAGTTAAAGAATTCTTTTTTCTTTTCGTCGTCTAAATCAGCTGGTGATTCAGCGTCAAATTTCTTAAGAGCTTTCTTAAAAAACGCTTGATATTTTTTCTGAGCTGGAGAAAGATCTTTTTCTTCTTCGTCCATGTAACCAGTTTCTTTACCAGCTGCTGGAAGTTCGTCTGCCATCTCTGGAGAAACAGATTCTAATAGTTCTGGAAATAGTTCTTCGATATCTCCATCATCCATCATATAAGCATCTGATTTCATGAAAGATAGAATATTTTTCTTCTCGCCTGTTATATCAGCTGTTGTAGAACCAGTTTGTTTAATCTTTACTTTAAACTTGCTTTCTAGTTTTTTGGTAAGACCTTTATCACCAATGTAATCTACATCGATTGTTTCTTTACCTTTTCCTGGCTTAAGCTTTTCGTCGATCTTATGCATGTAATCAATAGAGATAGTAATCTCTTCTTTCATGTTAGTACCGTCTTCTTTGTCGCCAGACTTTTTAACCTTATGCTTAGCTTTGAATTCCTTCTCGCCTTTTGGTTCTGGTTCTGCTACTTCGTTTTTAGCAGACATTAATTTGTCGTGGTTTTTAATAGCATAACCTTCAGCTTCTTCTTTCTTACCGAAAGATTTAACTACGTCGCCATTAGCATCTACAACATCGAATCCACCTTCTTTGCCAGATTTGACATGATCTTTTGGATCCATTTCTTCTTTTTTATAACTCTTTTTACCTTCTAGTACATCGTTTACTGTGCTAGCAATGCTTTGAGTTAGGTCATCGTTCCATAAATTATTCATTTATATTTTCCTCTATTGCAATATAAGCATTCCAGTGATCACAGTGGCCGCTGAGGCCATGATAATCCAGAATATCTTGTTAA